ATGGAGTGTTTCCTCTAACAATTGACCTTGCAAAGTCAAGCCTTTCAAGAAAATCAGCATCCATGTTGACTTTCCCAGAAGAGCCTTGAAGTTTACAAGACTCACAGTTTCCTTTACAATCAAATTCTGAATATTTGAAGTGATTCATTTTTTTGTTGTTTGATAAAACCAGGAAACAAGCAGAACCTCAACAAGTCTGCATGCTACATAAAAAGCAATGTGATCCATTTTATTTGTTTAAATGAGTTCCATCACAATACCCATCTGGATGCTGTGAGTTTCCACATTGACATGGTTTTGGTTGTCTCATGATTTTTTTGTTTTTCTAGTCACTTTCTTTTTGACTTTTTTTGCTGCTTCTTTGACATCTTCTTTGACATCTTCAAAAGCTTCCTCAACCTTGTCTGGGATGCCATCTTTGTCTTTGTCTGCAAACACTCCATTGTAAGTCAAAACACCTACAATGACTGCTGCTAAAATTAGAATTGAAATTGCTGCTATCATTTTTTAGTTTTTGGTGGATTAGTTTGTAGGTCATAATCTATAGACTTTGACAACAAAACTCTGTCAAGCGTGTTGTCATAATTCTCTAGGATTTGGCTTTGCAGTTCAATGATCATTTTCTCTAGTCTGTCTTTTTCAGAAACTAGGAGATCAATTTGACTTTCTTTTTTCTCAATTGTCTGCTTCATTGAATTGACATCATCTGGTTTTGCTCCTATGATGCTGCTGATAATTAGTGGCAAACTTGCTGAGATAGATCCAATGAGCATTAGCACAGTCTCTTTGTTTGTTTCTAGCACAGGAAACTGCAGTAGAGTGATGATAATACCAACAACAAAGAGAAAAACAAAAATTGACCCTAAATAGTGTCTTACATCTTTGGCTCTTCCATTGTGTTTTGGATCAAATATGTTCATTTTTTTAGTCTATTATAGATTCCTATGCAACTGTAAATGATTGCACTTACTAAGCTGAACAATTGAAGCACAGGAGTCACATCCTGGATGCTAATGATCAAGGCAAAAAATGTCAATCCGTATGTCTTCAAATCTTCCAAACCTTATGACTTAGTGGGTTTTGTAGCAGGAAAGTCACTTGTATCAGTCCAATCTCTCAGTTCTTGTCTATATGTTATCCAAGCATCTCTGTTTGGGTAGTCACTCAATGGAATAATGAAGTCTGTATCTTTCAGCTCATTGTTTCTCCACTCCCTAGCTTCAGCTTCAAGTTCTTCAGTTGTTTTTACAGGGTGACTCCATCCGTTATCTTCATCCCATAAGTCACCAACATCAAAGCCATCTTCTGCTGCTGCCCAAACTCCACTAAAACCATTTATATCTCTTTGAGCAGATTCTGCTACTCCATTTTTTATTCTATAATACATTTTTTTCTTTTTTAATAAAATATTAATATCGCTCCATCTGAGCCGAATCGTGAAGCCGTAGTAGAAACTCCCGAACCGAATCCGTGATAAGGAACGTCTTGTACGAGTTGTGAATTGGGTGAATCATTGTAGGGTACAGTACCTTGACCATATCCATTGATTCCATATCCTGGAGCAAAGTTACTTTGTCTCCCTGCACTTCCACTTCTAGAATGACCATCAGCAGATGTGATAGTTAATCCACCAGAAATTGTTGATTCACCTGGAGCAGCACTGGTCGCATAGCTACCCCCTTCTTTTCCATCACCAGGAGTTAAAATTAAATCTGTTGAAGCATTTGAAATGATTGCAGTTCCTTGTGTAATTTTACCTCCCATAGCACCATAAGTTGAGCTTGCCCTTTTCCACGCTCCTCCTACCAAAAAATAACCAATTGAATCTCCATCAGACAAACCTAAATCAGTTGCAGGGTTTATTGTGAAAGATGTAGGGTTTGTAATAGTTACATAAGAAAATCCTGCCATCGTAGCAGTAAGTCCAGGAGTAAAAGTTAGGTTAAAACCTGCTTGACTATTGTCATATGCCGTATTTGCAGTGATTGTGTGTGTTGTGCCATTATGCACAAATGTACCCCCAACAATTTCATTCTCTGATGTTATATAGCTACTTGGTGTGGTAAGTTGAAATTGAGTAAGCCCTGTTGCCCCAATTGCTAAATTAGTAAACTGCCTTCCGAGAAATGTAGCAGGAGGTAATTTATGCGTAGCATCGTCTGCTGACCTTTCAGTCACATACTTATTCATTTTTGTAAAACCTCCTCCTCCTGCTGCTGCTGTTGGAAAAAAACTTGAAAAATTTGTCATTTTATTTTTATTTAATTATTTGTTAAGCTGTTCCTTCTACTCCGATTAATACCCATCCTTGTGCTGAACCCGAGTAGATCAGTTCAAAACCACTATTTAATTTATCAAGTGTCAAGTCTGCTGCTGCTCCCATTATGTTTTCACTATTTCTAGCCACTATACAAGTAGCAACTCCACTTCTATTACTTACTTTCACATAATTTCCTGCAGTTGGCGAACTTGGAAGAGTAAGTGTTAAATCTGCTGTTAATACATATAAGTTTCCACTTGCTGCTGTAGTGTTTGAAGAAATTACAGACACACCTATTCCTCCTGTGGCTGTATCTACATAGTCTTTTACTGCTGCACTTGTTGGCAATGTTGTGTCATTGTCATTTGATCCTATTCCTTCTGATTCTGTAACTATAGCAGCATCAGCAATCTTTGTGATTGTGACTGCATCATCAGCAATAGTCAAAGCAGTTGCTCCTGTCACATCTCCTGTGTGAGTTGCATTTGTCACTTTTGCTGTATTTGCTGTAATTTCAGAATTGATAGAGTTTGCTAGTTTATCAGCAGTGACTGCATCATCTGCAATGTTTGATGTTCCTACAGCTCCTGCAGCAGTTGAGAGCTTACCAGCCAGAGAGGTTGTCATAGTTCCTGCAAAGTTTGCATCATCTCCAAGAGAAGCAGCAAGCTCATTCAGCGTGTCTAGAGCAGCAGGAGCTGCATCAATTGCATTTGCTACAGCATTGTCTGCATAGGCAGTTGTCGCAATTTTTGTGGAGTTGTCACTAGCAGATTGTGTTGTTGTTGTTGGACTGCCTCCTAGTGCAACACTATCTGCAATTCTTGCAGTTGTTACAAAGTCATCTGCATAGATTTCAGCAAAATTGTTTTTTGCTTTTGTCATAGCAGCTCTCAGATTGTCTCCATCTCCAGAATTTGCTGCTGTGCCTGTATTTATTACCTCTAAAGCCATTATTTATTGATTAAAAAGTTGTTTGATCTGCAGTGTAAATTGTTGCATCTGCAGTGATTGTTGTTAAATCTGCTGACAGGATTCCTCCATCTGCATTGAATGGATAGATTGAACCCCATCCACTTGCTGCATTTGTGTCTCCCCACCAGCTTGTTGTATATATCTGTCCATAACTCATAAAACCCAATCTATTTTGTAGGATTCATAATTTGGACTCATGTCCTCATTGCTGTTTGAGAACCATTCTGGGAAGTTTGTAGAGGCATTGAATGCCATGTGATCTAGAAACCTCTCAGTGTAGCTCTCAGCTCTTTGTCTTTCTATTTGTACAAGATCTTTGATCTCTTCAGCAGATGGCTCAGAAGCGTTCTCTGAAGTGTGTTTGAACACTCCTTTGTTTGAGATAGTGTAGGCTGCTGTTTTTAGAAACTCTGATAGTGTCAAATGAATCAAAATAGGCTTCACAAAATTGTTAAGCAGATCCAGATAGGGATTTGATAGTGAGCTTCCAGCAATGTCTGCTGCAAGTTTGTTGTAGAGGTCAGTCCCTATGATCTCTCTGAGATATTGAGTCTGAGCCAGGTGCAAAGCAGGCACAAGCTTATCACTATCTATTGAGGAGTCCAGGATCGGACTCTTTCTGATTATGTCGTTTTTGCTACAAAATAAAACTGTTGCCATCTATTTAGTTTTTTGCTCCTCTGTTTGGTCTATTATTTGGTGCAACTGAAACCTCAGCAGGCTCTTGATCTGCTGTAGGTGTCGGAATGCCTTCTTTATTTATTTCTGTCTTGTAGATCAGAGACTTCTTTGCATTTGGATTGTTTGGATCTATTTTTCCATCACTTAGCAAATAGGTCTTTCTCCTCCAGGCATGCTTGCAGTATTTTCCTCCTACATAGAGAAAGAGATTGTAGCTAGAAGCTCCTTTTGCATTGAAATCAATGTTTCCTCTAAACTCTCTATCTAGATCTTCTTTCCTGTAAACTCTAGCAGCTTTGACCATGAGTTTGCAGAACTCTCTACTGTTTGCCTGGTGACTTAGTGGGTTGTATTGGTATCTGACCAGGTACTTTTTGCCACTCTCTGTCTCTCCATCAAGCTCACTTTTGACATCAGCTCTCCCTCTGGGAACAGATGCAAGTGAAAGCTGCTGATCTAGATCCTCCTCCTGGGAGTAGTCAACCTCTCTTTCATCTACTAGCTCATAGCCTAGATCAAAGAGTGTTTTTTCATTGTCACCTAGATCACTGATCTGATCAAACATGTGCTGATCATCAAAATCATGCTCATCAGTACTGCAGCAGATCTGACTTGACAACTGCTGTCCTGTTTCCTCCTCAACTTGTTCCTTTGTCACAGCGTTTTCTGTGTCTGTAAACTCTATTGGAGTGAGTGTCTGCATGTAAAGATCCAGAGAGATCCCATTGACTGCTAGGATGTCATCAACTGCATCAATGATGTCATTCTGATAGGGTTTAATCACTAGGTTTTCAAAGAGATTGTGTGCATTTTGAATCTCTTCTGCATTGTTTCCAAGTGAGTTCCCTGTGTCTCTGATTCCTACAAGAAGAGGTGATGTGATTCTGTGTCCTATCATGAGCTTCCTGGAACACTCTTCAGAGATGTACTGATAGACTTCTGCAGAGTTTGGGGGGTTGATGTCCTCAATTGTTGTTTTGTTCTCTACAGAGTCGCTAAATGACACAATCACCTTCTCTCCATGAACTCCTGTGAGCTTGTCTGTGATCTCTTGTTTGATTTTTCTCATGCCCTCCACTGATGGAGATCCATTTGCAAATGAAACTAGCTTAGATCCAGAGAAAGAGTTCTCAACTTCATTGACCAGGAACTCAGATATTGAACATTCTAGCTTTCCATAGTTTAGAGATCCAATGTAGTCTGGGACACTATAGTAGTGCATAGATGGAATGTGCCTTCTGATGATGTAGATTTCAT